GGACATTCTTGAGCAGATGGAAGTGAATCATATTTTCTATGATCATTATAAAATTCATTAATTAAAAACCTTGATTTTTCTCCAGCTAGAACTTTTATTAAATCAGCTGTGTATTTTTCTTGATCAAGAGCTTGATGACCTCTAAGAGTAATTCTTGAAGTTGCTGGTGCATGTCTAGGTTCAACATAATCAGAACATTCTTGAGATAAAATAAAATCTAAGATTTCTCTAGCATCATCAAATCTAGGAGTTAATTGATCAAGTAATACTTCAGTAAATTCAGAATGTTTATTTAAATCAGCTATATCTTGCATTAGATCTTCTACACTATCTTTATCAATTCCTAACATTGCCTTGTTTATTTCTTCATATGAGTATCTACTATCTGGATTAAAACCAATTACTTTCAAAATAGAATTTTTAGATATTTTAAAACATTTTCTTTCTCTGGAAAGCCAAGGATCAGTAAATCTTTTAAAAAAAGAATTAACACCTAATGATTCTGAAAAAAGTGACATACATCCATTTTTATAAATATTATATAAGAAAAATCTTGTGTCACAAGAAGAATGTCTTAAACTAAGAAAATGATCAGGAAAAGTCCATTGTGATATTTTATGTCTTTGTTCAAATTGTGATAATTTTTTATCTGTTCTAACTAGAGAATGTATTCCTAAAGCTCCAGTACTTTTAAAGATTTTAATTGAATTAGCATCAGCTGAAATGCTTTTAGGAACTCTAAAATAATCTGAAAGTCTAAATTCTTCCGGTTTTTCAGTTACTATAGAAGAAAAAACTTTTGCATATTCAGAAGGTGATAAAAATGAAGCTGATCTTAAATATGAATTAGCAGCAGCACCTGATATACAAGTTGTAAAAGGTTCAATAATTGGGAAACCACCTAGTTCAACAGGATAATGATATCTTCCTTGATTAATAACATCCCATCTAGACCATTGTTCAGTATGTAGAGTTAAATTAAGTATAGATAAAATAACTGAGCCAGAATAAGATCCTCCCACAGAAAAATAATTAGCAGATGAAGAAATGCAATGTAGATAATCTTCAACATGATTAGAACCGCTACCAACATCTATTTTAGATATTCTTTGTTTTAAACTAGGTGTTGCCATTTTACCTTTTTTAAAGAAAATACTATTAAATTCAGCTATGTGAAAATTGAAAGCGGATTTTGAATCATTTCTAAGAATATTAAAAAGAACTCCAGAGAAATTAATGATATTATGAATTCTTTTAATTACATCTAATTGATTTAAATCTGAGCTTATTCTAATAATTCTTGATGCATCA